AGTGATATATATTTATTTAATTTAAAAGTATTGTGTTTTAGTCTTCCGTTTAAAACAAAACCTGAATTATTTGTAAAACCGGCCTGAGCATAATCTTTTAAAACACCTGCATGAGTTATTATAAAAACATTTAACTTGTCTCTAGGTTGTATTTGGGATATATAGTTTATGATAAACCAATTTATAAATTTAGGTATATCACCTGGCTCCTTTCTTAATTCATAATATTTTTCAACAAATGAAAAATCAAATAATTCTAATATACCAATTGATCTTAAATATCGTTTTTGTTCTATTATTGATTTCATAGCATAACTCGGTGTTGTTTCCATTGTTTGACGACTTTTATTTGAATATTTATCTGTACTAGATTCATCTATCTCTCTTAATAAAGGAAATACGTATATTTTTTTAGGAGGATTAACCCAATCTTTGCTCATAAAATATGCTGTTTCCATACTTCTTATTAATGGAGAACAACCTATTACATTCATTTCATCCATATTTAAATTCTTATTCGCTAATGTTTTACTTAAAGACCTTATTACCTTATTGACAATATTTCCATTAGATATAGATGCATCAATTCCAATTGGTGTTAATTCTGGATCAATTAAATGTGATTGTAATAATTGTTTACCATTTTCTGAAGTAATTAATTTATTATTAATTAAATTACCTATTGCATTATGACACCCATAACCATGTCTTACAAAAACAAAGTTTATATTAGTATCTTTATCATTTTTAAAATGTTGTTTAAATTTGTCAATAAATTTCATTATATATATCTATAATATATAATAATATTTTTATTATTCTAATGATTTTTTTATTATTATATCTACTCTTTATTTTATTTTATATATATTATTATATTTCGGGAGTTATTACAGATGTTGTAAGAGCTCTGAAATTAACATAACTACTTGTAAAACTGGCAATGTTAGTAGACGTGTATTGAATTTGACCACTTCCATTAATGGAAAAAGTGAATCCTGTTATATCACCAACAAATGAACTATTTAATACCCAATTACCATTTTTTTGCACACCTTTTAAATTATAATATGCATATGAACTGTTTCCACCAGCATAAATTGTTACAGAAACAATTGCATCAAATGCTCTAACAACAGAATTACTAAATACAAATCCTGTTATATTATCTGCAATAGATTGATTGTTATTTGCTGAAAAATATCTTTCTCTTGAAATATCTCCTAAACTAGGTGAAACATCAACTGTATTCATTAAAATTGAACCACCTGTTGCTACTGTTGCATTAAGAATTGGTGAATAATCATTAGTTGAAATAATTACATTAGCAGACGTAATAGTTACATCATCTTGTAATAAAGAAGCACCAGTAACATTTAAGCATCCAGTTGTAATACCATCATGTAAATAAGATGCACCAGTAACATAAAGACTACCAGCGGTAATACCTCCGTGAAGAATTGAATCTCCAGTAACGTTAATTGTTCCGGCAGTAACACCCAAGTCAAGAATAGAAGCACCAGTTACATAAAGAGTACCAGCAGTAACACCTCCGTGAAGAATGGAATCTCCAGTAACATTAATGGTTCCGGCAGTAACACCCAAGTCAAGGATAGAAGCACCAGTTACATAAAGAGTACCAGCAGTAACACCTCCGTGAAGAATGGAATCTCCAGTGACATTAATGGTTCCGGCAGTAACACCCAAGTCAAGAATAGAAGCACCAGTTACATAAAGAGTACCAGCAGTAACACCTCCGTGAAGAATGGATTCTCCGGTAACGAATAATGCACCGATAGTTGCAGATTGTAATTCAGCATTTTCCATACTAACACTGGCAACTAATAAATCTGTTACAGCTAAATTTGCAATAGTTGATAATCCACTTATCCATAAATCTCCGGAAGAAATACCAGTGTTTGCATACAAACTATTTACACGTAAATCTGCATAGTTGTTAAAATTTTCTAAATCTATTTTAGGATCTTCTGCATCAGCAATATAAGCAAATCTTACTTCATCGGAAGTTTCGTCATAATATTGTGCAAGATAACTTCTATTGTATAACTCGAAACTTAAATTCGATAGATTGGCACTTCCATTTGTCAATGTATTTCCTTGAGTGAAGAATGTTAATGTACCATTGGTACCATCACCGCTATAATTCAAAATTTGGGCTATTTGTCCACCAGCTGTTTTAATCCACCATCCATTAAAATAATTACTTTGAGTGACAGAAGTTGGTAATACAGCGGAACCTGTTGTTAATGAAGTTAATGTACCACTTATAACAGCTGTTTCTTCTGTTACATCTTCACCAGCACGATGAATAAGAATACCTGCGTCAGAAGTTCCTGCAGGTCCAGCATTTAAAACAAGAGTATTATCTGATACATCAATAGTTTGTGTATTAACATATGTTGTTGTACCATTAACATATAAATTACCAGTAATAGTTGCGTCTCCACCAACATTTAAATCTTTAGCGATACCAACACCACCTGAAACTACTAAAGCTCCATTTCCGGTACCAGTACTTTCAGCTGTATTAGAAATTGTTTGAATTCCTCCAACATTTAAGTTCTTTCCAATACCTACACCACCAGCGACAACAAAAGATCCATTTGTAATAGATGTACTGTCATGTGTTGCATTAAGACTTACACCACCATAAAGAACAAATGATCCAGATGTTCTACTTAAAGCTTGTGTAGTGTCAAAAATGACAATAGGTTGTTCAAAATACATGGGCGAAAAATTAGATGCCATTATTTAATTTTATTTATAAAATAAACTAATATTAAAATAATTAAATCTGAACGAATTCTAATAGAACACAAAATTACGTTTAAATTTTCTATAAAATAATTGAATTTAAACAATTAAAAATTTATTTTTACAGGAGTTAGTTAAAATAGTTATGAATAAATTTCGTGTAAATATAATTCAATTTAAAAGAAATTTATTATATGTATTATATGAATACATGTAAAGATTGTAATATTAAAAAACCTTTAATTAATTTTCGTAAAGATAAAATATATGTATTAGGTGTCAGAAATAGATGTAAAGATTGTCGAAAAGTTTTTAGGGAAGAAAGAAAAGAATATATAAATAATAGAAAAAGGATATTATATAAAAATACTATAACTGAAGAAAAGAGGAATAAACTTAACATTAAAGCTAAAGAATTATATACAAAAAATTTTTTTAATGCTTTAATTTATACTTGTAAAGCAAAAAAGAGAACACATAATATTGATTGTGATATAACTAAGGAATACTTAGAAGAATTATATAAATCACAACATAAGAAATGTTATTATTGTGATGTAATTTTAAATATTATAATAGGAAATAAATCTTGCGATCAAATTAGCATTGATAGAAAAGATTCAAATAAAGGTTATGTAAGAGATAATGTAGTGTTATCTTGTTTATTTTGTAATTATGCTAAAAATACTTCCAATATAGGATATTTTGAAAAATTTATAAAGGCTATTAAAACAAATAATTATGAATCTCAGGATAACTTAACTATAGATAAATATTGGGTAAGAAAATTATATAATTTAATTAAACAAAGAGATTGTAATACAGATATTACAAAAAAGTGGATTGAAAATCAAATTATTAAACAAAATTATGTATGTTACCATTCGGGTTTAAAATTAGTAATTACTGAAATTTCAAGATATCCATTCAAACCATCAATTGAAAGATTAGATAATAATATATCTTATAAGAAAGATAACTGTGTATTAGTTTGTCTTGGTATAAATTATGGGCGTTCTAAAAATTCTATAGAGGAATTACAAAATCATTTAAATAAAATCAAAATTAAAAATAAATGAAATTTTTAATTTATTATTTGTATTTTAAATGTATCGTACAAATAATATTAATGAAACAGAATTAGTATATTCTTTGTTAAGAGAAAGTTATCCAAACAATCAAATTGAGATTTCGTATAATTATAATGAAAAAGTATATATTTTGAACGTAACAAATAAAACTTACGAGACAGATCCCGAAATACCAGTTGATTTTTATACACATGTAGTATATGGAGACACAGATAGTATTTTCATAAAAGTAAAATTTAATAGAAATAATTTTACAAAAAATCGCGAAGATACGTTTAAGCTTGCAAGTATTTGTGCTGATAATATGACTGATAAGATATTTAATCGTCCCCCAATTTGTTTAGAGTTTGAGAAAGTGTTTCATCCGTTTATTTTGTTAACAAAGAAAAGATATATTGCAAATAAATATGAAAATCCAAAGGATCCATTTGAGTTAAAATGTGTAGATGCAAAGGGTATAGCATTAACTAGAAGAGATTATTGTCCAATGGTGAAAAAATGTTATCGAGAGATTATTGATACTATAATTAATGATGAATCTATTAATGGAAAAGTATGTAAAGAAGACAGAGATTGTATAGGATTAAGTATTGATTTATATAAAAGGTATTTGTGTGATATTTTAGAATATAAGATTGATGTTAATGATTTAATAGTATCAGCAATGCTTGCAGCGAGTTATAAAACAAGACCAGTTCATGTTCAACTTGCGGATAAATTGAAACAACGAAAGGAAGAGGTTCAAGTAGGAGATAGAATACCGTATATTTTTATAGAAAGCGATGATCCAAAAAGTGCAAAATCTGAACTTGGTGAAGATCCACAATATGCTATTAAAAATAATTTAAAATATAATAGAAAATGTTATATAGAACAATTAGCTAAACCAATTTTAGGTTTTTATAAAATAGTTTTAAAAGACAAAGAAAAACTTTTAGATGATCTTATTGAATATACTAATAATTGTTTAGTTAAATGTGGTGGTAAAAAATTGAAACCGAGTGATTTTAAGATTGAAGAATGATATAATTTAATTTGTTAGAAATGTAAATTTATTAGAAAATTTACCAAATTGTTAGAAATGTAAATTTATTAGAAAATTTACCAATTTGTTAGAAATGTAAATTTATTAGAAAATTTACCAATTTGTTAGAAATGTAAATTTATTATATAGCTTATATGTATTCTATGAAAATACAGTACATATCAGATATACATTTAGAACATAGAAAGGATTATTATGTTAATCCAGTCGCTCCGAATTTAGCTTTATGTGGTGATATAGGTAATCCGTTAAAAGAGAATTATAATTATTTTATTAATAGATGTGCAAATGATTTTAAAAATGTTTTTGTTATTTTTGGAAATCATGAATTTTATTCAAAAGTATCTGAGAAATATACAATGGATGAAATTATAAATTTAGTAAAGTTTCCTAAAAATGTGTATTTTTTAAATAATAGTAGTGTATATTTAAATATAGACGATAATTCAGTTGAATTAGAATGTCCAGAAGATATTCAAAATTATATTAAAATAATTGGTTCTACATTGTGGTCAAATATTAATAGAAATATAACAAAATATATTAATGATTATAAGAAAATTTGGATAGAAAGTGATAGGAAAATGAGTTGTATTGATACATTAAATTTATTTAATACAAATGTTAGTTATATTTTAAATGAATTGTCACGTGACCCAAATATAGATGTGGTTTTATTAACACATCATGGCTCGCATCCAATGTGTAATGGAGAATATCAAAATAAAATTAATAAATTTGGAGTTGATGTATCATCCGCATATGTTAGTTATATTGAAAAATTATATACTTTTAAAAATCTTATAGTTTGTATTTCTGGTCACACGCATTCTAGTATTAATAAATATTTATATACAAATAATCATAAAATATTATTTTTATCAAATCAAGTTGGATACAAAGGTGAAGATAAAACGATCTTAAATTATAATCCAAAAGCTGTATGGAATTACTTTTTTGAAAAGTAATAATAATTGAATTTAAAAGTTTATTTACTATTAAATAAACTTTATGAATAAACAAAAAGTATTTTTATATACAAGTGAAATTGCAAGTTATATTGGACAGAATAAATGGGATTATGTTACACCTTTTGAACGTTTATGGAAACGTTGTGATAAAGATAATTATAATTTTATTTTAGAAACGACAAAAAAAAATATAAATGAAAAACATTTACAAATAAAAATTTTAGATAAAGAAGTAGAATTATTAAACAGTGATTTATTAAATAAAAAGATAACTAAAAGACAATGGGAAAGTAAAACTGCTAAATTAAATGATCAAAAGAAGACTGTGTTAACGGAAGTTACAAGTTTAAATTCAAGAGTTGATGAAATAGATTTAAATCAAAAACAAAAATTAGAATTGGTATTAGGAAAAGCGAATATTGAATCAATAGAATCTAAAACGATTGAAACAGATAATAAAAGGGAAAATGTTGGTAAAATTATTGAAAAAATGCAAATGACAGATACGGCTAAAAAAAATCTTATTAAAGAAACAGAAAGTTTTATAAATAAGACACATGGAACATTAAAAGAAGAAAGTGCTATTGAAATATATGAAAAAAAATTTAATGTGAAATTAAATACAAGCCAAGAATTTTATAAATGTAGTTTAGATAATTTAGATACAAGTCAATTTGAATGGTATATTGGAGGAAAAGTTGATGGGTTATATATTGACAATAATGATAGATCAAAAAGTTATATAGTAGAAGTTAAAAATAGGACTAAGGGGTTTTTTTCAACATTAAGAGACTATGAAAATACTCAGATACAATTATATATGTATATGTTGGATATATCATTTTCAAAGTTGGTAGAAAAATTCAATGATAAGATTAGAATTACATTAATATATAGAGACAATAATTATATTAATGATATTTTAAGTTATTTAAATACGTTTATACATAATTTTGAAAAGAGTTTTTTAAATAATAATGGAAAACAAACTGAGTTTGTATTGTGTGACAATGATTTAAAAAAGGTTTTTTTAAAAAAATTATATTTAAATGAAATAACAAATAATATAAATATGAAAATATTAGAAACAACAAATAGTAATTCTACAGATTGTTTGATTGATGATTTAGATTAATTTATTCTTTTATTTTATTTTTTTTTGTTTTATAATATTATAAAACAAAATGTCTCAATCATCTAAACTAAAATATGATTTTGGATCCGTAAATGCTAATACTATTACAATTGATAAATCAAGTGTTACTCAAGCTACAAATATTACAACAGCTGTAAGTGTTACAGCTCAGGTTGGAATAATTATAACTCAGTCAGCAGCTACTGCAGCAGATTCAGCTACACAATTCACTGTTAATCATCCTGATGTAACTGCTAGTAGTGTAGTCTTAGCAAATATTATGAATTATGCTGGGACAAATGGATTACCAAGTTTGTATATAGATAATGTTACTACTGGATCTTTTGTTGCTACAGTTCAAAATCATCATGCTTCAGCTGCATTAAATGGTGCTATAAAAATTGCATACTTTATTTTATAAAATTATTTTAACTAATTTTTAAATAAAAATAATTTATTTAGAAATATTAGAGTATGTTAGTTGATAATAACAGAATAAATGGAAGAGATCTTGATACATTAAGTATTGTAAATATTGTTTTTGTAAAAGAGCCTTTGCCACCATATACATATAGTGTTTTATTATCAGAACATACATATAATGTTACTTTATTTCAATTATTAATGAATATTTTAATTTGTGGTGCAAAAAAGATATACGGAGAAGATATAACTGCTGATAATATAACTAAGGCTCAACTTGAAACATTACAACGGTATATGATGAGTATTGGATACATTATTAAATATAATTATACATATAATGAAGAAAATATACCAATAAAAGTTAATATATGGTTTGAACCATATATGTTCCAAAGTAAATGTAACGGAATCATTACTTTTTAAAAAAGTAATATCTCCCAGCAAATAAATTAATGTAATGTAACTAAAAAATGAATTTATATTAAGTAAGTGTTATTTATTTAATATGAATAAGATATGTCAGGATATTTTTAATAATATAGGTGAATATTTATCTATAATTGATATAGCTAAACTTAAAAAGACAAATAAATTATTAAGAGTTTTTGTAATTAATTTTGAAGAAATATATTTAACAAAACAATTAAAAAATATCAATAATGATTTTAATATGCAAGTAAAAAAAAAATATTTTTATACATCAATGAAATTTATTATATACGATCTTTATAATAATAAAGATGTTTTTAAAAATACAATTTTAAATAATAGAATTTTAAATAATATAATTTTAAATATATATAAATCAAACTTTTATTTAAATATTTTAGATATGTTTATTTTAAATTGTTTTATAAATATAGTGTATTTTCCAGATAAGATTGATATTAATAGCGCTCTTCATTTTTTAAAAAATTTTAATAAACAGGATTATTTTTCAAAGTTTCATAATATAATAATATATTATTACACATATGTATTATATTATATTCATGATGATAAGGTTGTATACAATAAATTTAAAATAATGTATGATATATCACCTTATGTTACAAATATATATTGTTTAAGTAAAATATTTTCATATCGTGTATTAGATTTATCAAAAACTGATTTTATATATTGTTGTAATTTAGAAAGATGTGTTGTTGATAATATATATAATATATGTGATACAAAATATTCTTATTATAATGATGATTTAATATCTCATAATTATATTGAAATAAAAACTTTGTTATATAATTATTCTATAGAATATTATAATATTTTAATAAATAGAGAAAATGATTTATTGAATAAAAAAATATTTGTTAAAAATCCTATAACAAATAGAAGAATGCGTGTTAATGGGAAACAATGGGATCATGTTATTTGTAATTTAAAAAAGAAGAATAAATATATATACAATAATATGGTTCAAGATATTGTAAAACAACAAAATATATTGCGTAATAAAATATTTGGACAATTTACAATAAATAATTAAAAATATAATAAGTAAAGTACACAAAATACATTATTCTATTAATCGAAATCAAACTAATCAAACCGAAAATAAATAGATTGATTTTTATATTTCGATTAATGGAATAATGTATTTTGTGTTTATACTTATTAATTTTTTATTAAATTGTAAACTAAATAATCTATCTATGTAATTAGGTCCTCTAGATAATATTTTATTTAAAAGTTTGTGTTTTCTTTTTGGTAAAATGTTAATAATATGGTTTGTATATAAATTATAAATAAACATAAAATCATTTATATATATTGATTTATCAATTTTATTTAAGCGTTTTGAAGAAACATAATCATGAAATAAATATTGATGTATATTAATTTCTTGCAAGTACAAAATATTTAAATATGTAAAAAATTCATTATGTAAAATTTTAAATTTATGTATATATGTTTTGTTATATCTAGTCATATAATTTTTATTAAAATATTTTGAAATAATCCAAAATTTATTAATAGTAGAATAATCATTTACATAAAAATAAATGTTATATATAATATCATATGATAATGATGACATTACTTAATTTAAAAAATTAATTTATAATTATTCATTTTTTAAATAATTATTGAATTTGTTTAAAAAAATGAATAATTATTAAGTAACTACTATAGTATTATGGAAAAGTATTATAAAACAAATTTAATAAACATAAATGGTGATTTTTATAAAAATGATATTGATTTTCAAATAATTGAATGGTGGGCACAAGATGAAGAAGATGAAGATGAAAATGAAACCGAAGAAATTTCTGAAGAAACAGATAATAAGATAAATAGTAGTTATGTTATAAGATGTTTTGGTGTAACAAAAACAGGAATTTCTATTACGTGTAAAATAACTAATTTCAAACCATTTTATTATATTAAAGTTCCTGAGAGTTTTAATCGTGTTCATTTACATCATTTTTTGAAATACATTGAATCGGGTTATATGTTACGAAATTTTAAAAATCCTTTAGCTAAAGAAAATGGTAAATATCTATCTAGTATAGTTGAACGAAAAGATTTATTTGGATTTAGAAATGGAAAGCGATACAAATATGTTAAATTAGTTTTTAATAATTACACGTCACTTATGAAAAGCAGATATTTATTTAAAAAGGCAATAACAATTGAAAATGTAACTAAAAAACCGACAAAATTTAAATTATATGAAAGTAATTTTGAACCATTTATGCGTTATTGTCATATTAAAGATATTTTAATGGCTGGATGGGTTCGATTACCAAAGGGTAAATTCAAGTCAACGCAAGATACATCTACAACACAAGTCGAAGTAGAAATTGATAAAAGAGACATAGTGTCATTGCGAGAATATCAAGATATGGCAAATTTTTTACAGGCATCTTGGGATATTGAAGTTTATAGTCATGATAGAACATTTCCTGATCCTAAATTAAAAATAAAACGTGACGGTGAAATAGTTTATCCAAATGAAATATTTCAAATAGCTACAACATATAAATATACAAATAGTTCTGACGTTTTAGTAAAGCATTTATTAACTTTGAAACGGTGCGAGCCGATAAATGAACCAAATGTTGTTGTTGAGGAATGTAAAAGTGAACGAGAATTGATTAAAAGATGGTCTGAAATTATATCTAAAATGGATCCTGATATTTTTTATACATATAACGGTGATAGTTTTGATTGTATATATTTAATTGAAAGAGCAGTATTATGTGGTTTGGCATCTATGAAACAAAGTGGATCTAAAAAAGTGTATTCTGGACATATTTTATCAAATTTAAGTAGATTAACAATTAAACAAGCAGAAATTAAAGAAGAATATTTTAGTTCAAGTGCATATGGTGATAGTAAATTTAATAGAATTTATATTCCTGGTAGACTTAATTATGATTTATTAATTCATTATAAAAGAGGTATGAAAAAATATTCAAGTTACAAGCTTGATAATATTGCATCGGAAATATTAAAACAAAATAAACATGATGTATCGGCTAAAGATATGTTTAATTTATATGAAAGAGGATTACCAGAAGATATTAAGAAGATAGGATTATATTGTTTGCAAGATACCCTTTTACTTCAGAATTTAGTTGATAAACAATTAATTTTAACAAATATTATGCAATTAGCAAATGTTACGTTTGTTCCAATTGGATTTTTAACAACAAGAGGGCAAACAATAAAGGTATTTTCTCAAATTTTAAGAAAAGCTAGACAGATGGATTTTCTTGTTCCTCATACAAATTTCAATGAAGATAGTTTTTCAATTACTCTTAAAATGAAAGAACCAGATGTATTTACTGACGAAGATATTGGACAATATATAGAAATTGATTTAGGACTTGTAAAAAATGCAGAAGGATCTAAAACTACAAGAAAGTCTATAAATGCAAAAGTCTCGGAAGTAATAGATGAAACAACAGTTGTAATTTTAAGTGATACAGAAATTTTTGAAGAATATTATAATCGTAAATTGAAATACAGAAGACAAGAACACATGGTATCTAGATTATTTACAAATGATGATGAAATAGATAGTAGTTTTACAGGTGCAACTGTTTTAGAACCTGTGCCTGGTATGTATTTAGATGACAACATTGCAGTATTAGATTTTGCAAGTTTGTATCCTACAATTATGATTAGTCGTAATTTATGTTATAGTACGTTTGTTTTAGATGACAAATACCTTAATGAACCAGATGTAAATTATGAAAAGATTGCTTGGAATGATAATATTGAATATAAATTAAAACATACATGTGAAGCTATTGGTAAAAGTGGTAAAACAAAAGGTGAAATATGTGGTAAACAAGCTTATTTTGAAATAGATAACAAGTATTATTGTAGAATTCATGATTTAAACAAAAAAACAAGAAGTTCAGATGAAAAATTTCAAAAAAGAAATGTAGATTATAAATATACTATAGTTCAACCACATACTGATTCCGAAGGCAATGTGCTAAATAAAGGTGTATTACCAGCATTATTAGAAGAATTATATGCAGAAAGAAAGCGTGTAAAACGAGAAATGGTTAAAGCAGCAGCTGATGGTAATAAATTATTAGAAAGTATTCTTGATTCCACTCAACTTGCTATAAAAGTATCTTTGAATTCTACATATGGATTTTTAGGAAGAGGTCAAGGTAATTTAATCTTAAAAGAATTAGGAAGTATAGTAACAAGTGTAGGTAGATTATTAATTGAACAAACGAAAGAATATGCAGAAGGACCTTTTTTAGAATACATTAAAGAAAGTGGTGTATCATCACAACGTTTGGAATATCAAGATTATAAATTATCAGATCAAGAAAAAAGATTAGTATTAAAACAATTTCAGATTTAATATCATATAATGTAATATAAAATATAATGTAATATAAAAAGAATTTAAAAACATTTTAATTTTATATATTAAAATGAATAATTTTATTTTTTCTTCGTTAGTTTATTATCTTTCATTACAAAGATGTAGTAAATCGAATGATTTTTCGATTCATGGTTTATGGCCAGATTATATTAGTGGTGGTTATCCACAATTTTGTACAAACCAACAATTTAATTTATCTACTATTGAACCTATTTTGGATGACTTAAATAAATATTGGAATAGTTGTAGTGGTAAATCAGATACATTTTGGAAACATGAATTTGAAAAACATGGAACTTGTTTTGATCCACCTACGACAGAATTTGATTATTTTAACAATACATTAACTACATTTCATAAATTAAAAAACGATGGTACTATTGATAAATTATGTCACGATAAATTTAACTGTATGATTGAATTACCTAATTACAATATTTATACTAATTACAGTTAATTACAATATAAAATTGAATAATTAATTAATTAATTAATTATTTAACTTAATAAAATATGTCTGAATTAGATAAAGTATGGAATGATTTTAATTTAGAAAAAGGTAGTTCTGAATTAAATGAAACATCTAAAAATAATAGATATATTTGTAGTAATTGTAAAGGTAGTAATTTACAAAATGATAATTATGAAGTTATATGTATGGATTGTGGTTTAATAATAGAAGAAGATAGAATTATATCTAATCAAACATTTGATAGTAATGTTTCTCAAGTAAGAAAAAAGACGTATAATAAATTATCTAAAATGCAAGAGTGGTATATGTGGTCAAATGAAGAAAAAAATATTTATAAATTAAAGACATATATTATAGAATTGTGTAATAAATTGAATATACCTGAATTTTTATTTGCGAATATTATTGAGTTATGTGTAAATGTAATTGAAACAATTAAAAAAACTGACGGAACAAAACGTGCCAGAGTAAAAGATGGTATTTTAGTTATATGTATTTATTATATGACAAAAGATACTAGTACACCATTTTCTTATATAGATATGGCTAAACGATTAAATTTAGATATAAAATATGTAACTAGAGGTGAAAGATTAATATTGGAATTAGTTAATTCTAAAAAGTTAAATTTAAATAAAAATATAATGTTAGATACAAAAAAACCTTTTGATTACATTAAAGAATCAATTAATAAATATAATTTAAATATTTCACAAGATATTTTAAAAAATGTAAAAGTATTAATTGAAATATGTGAAGATAATGATTTATTATTAGATCATACACCTTTATCTATAGGTGCTTCATGTTTTTATTATATTTTGAAATTAAAAGGAATTGAAATAGAATTAAAAATATTTTCAGAATTTTATAATTTATCTATAGTAACAGTAATAAAAACGTATAATAAATTAAAAACATATGAATCAAAAATTAATGAATTATTAATAAAATATGAATAATATTGTAATATAAAAAATATTTATATATATTATATAAAAATGGGAAATTATGCATCAAAAGGTGATTCTTATTCAAAAGGGGAGAGTGATAGACGTTATCCAGAAATATCAATTTATGACGCTGCTATTAAAGCTAGTAATGATGGATTAGCTCAAAGATATACAAAATCAGAAAGTGACAATCTTTTTCAAGAAAAGGGAAATTATGCGACATTATCAGATATAAAATCTTTACCATCAGTAGATAATATATACACAAAAACAGAATCAGATTCTGCATTTTTAAAAAAAGTTGATGCTGCAAATTTGTATCAACCAATTGGTGGCGAATACGCGAAAATATCATTTGT